TGGAGCTTGCTTTGTAAAAGAACTGCCATCATACAGATAGCCTCTGCGAACTTCTGGGTGAGCATCTACATCAACCCAACCATCAGGCACTTCTTCTCTGGGCATTTCAAATGCCCTTACCAACCCTACTTTTCCATCTATGATTTCAGCGAACATCTTTAACATATAATCCTCCTATCATTCTGACCAATAAACCTCGCAATATCCTGTTCCACCTGCAGCAGCAGTACCATTTGCACTTCCACCGCCACCACCTGAATTAGCGGCAGGCGGACTTGTAGTTGCATCCGTATTATGACCATCACCAGCATCACCCAATGAACCGCCACCGCCTCCAGAGAGGGGGGATGAAGCACGACCACCACCTGCACCAGAACCAGCACTAGCTCCTCCAGCTTGCTCACTCACGGTACACCCACCCATAGCACCAAGGGATGAACCACTACCTATGAACATACCGTTTGCCGAATAATTAGGATAACCCTGAGTAGTACTGGAACGTGGATAACCACCGCCAATTCCAGCAGAATCGTAATCTGCTCCGCCACCACCGCCACCGTCTGCTGTGATTGTAGTGACACCTGCAAATGTGGAGTCGCCTCCAGCACCACCAACATCACTAACACCTGCTGCTCCTGCTGCTCCTATAGTTACTGTGACATTTCCATTGACATTACAATATCTTGTTACAACTTGACCACCACCACCCCCACAAGGAGATGAAGCAGAATCTTCTCCTCCACCACCAGCACCGACAAGTACAACATAAACTACATCAGTAGTTGATGGTCGTGTCCATGTACCAGTTGAGGTAAATCGCTCGCATTTTAAAGGACTCCCACCTGCACTTTGTATATAACTCATAAATTTTCTCCTATATAATAACTACATTTGTTCCATCTGAAGCAACCAAGTAGCTATTGCCAGCCGTTGTATCCGTAACTGTCGCACTTCCATCAATAGTCTCCGAACTGTTGCCATCAATCGTTAGCGTATTACCTGCGGTAACGTGCTTGATGTGAATTGTCTTGCCACCATTACTCCCTGCGGCAGGTAAATCCACTTCCAAATTTCCACCGCTTGTATTGCAAAGTACAAGCTCTCCCCATGATGCAGAGTAAGGCGAATCGCCTGTTGCTTTTGATGTAACTGTGAAATCTGTACTGGGAGCAGCAGGTGTTTCATAGTCAACTGACCCATCTGCCTGTCTTGTTAAAACATCACCATCAGAATGACCCGTCGAGGTTACAAGAGCCATTGAGCCAGTACCAGTTCCAACAACAATATCTCCAATGGCAACTGCTGAAATATCAGCTTCTATCCCACCAAGTTCGTGTTTTATGTAACCTGAAGCTCCTCCAGTTAACGCACTTGCTCTTATTGCCATAGTGCCTGTGCCTGTACCTACAACTATGCCTCCATCAGCTATAGCAGATATATCAGCCTCTACCCCACCCTTTTCATGTTTTAGAGTTCCAGTAGATGATGTGAACGCTGTTAATTCTACAGGGTCAGTAGCACCATCACCAACAATAATTGAACCATCAGCAAGAACCGACATGGCAGTTATAGCACTAGTTCCAGAACCTAACAATATTCCACCATCAGTTAATGTGGTAGCACCTGTTCCACCATTCGCAACACTTAACACTCCTGAAGTAGCGTCTGACCTGCTATAAGAAATTAATCTCCAATCGGCAGAAGCATACTCATAAAGACAAGCTACATCTCCAGCAGCAGTTGTAATATTTGAATCATCAGGAAGAATTAAATCGGTAGCATGGTGAGTTAATGTCAAAATCCCATCAAACTGAAGCCAAACTATATAACCAGTACCCTTAGTACCTATACTTGTGATAGCAGTAGTGCCAGTTATATCAAATATGTTTCCTGTGCCTAATGTTAAAGCATTTGTAGATGCTACATCACTTCCAACAGTAGGATTAAAATAACCTGTGCTGTCATGTGAAAGAGCTAAAGCTGTATCCAAAGCAATATCATTTGCAAGAATATTAGTGTTCTCTGTGTTTAATCTTGCTGCCGTTATAACTGTTATATTAGCTAGCCAAGTCGTGTTTGCCGTTGTGTTACTAATGTAAGTTGCCATTCTCTCCTCCTATTGAGCTACTGATGTTCTACTTGGTGTCGGTCTCCTCCCAAGAGGTTTAGCATCTACTTGAACTGAAGTTACATAAAAGTCATCACCCTCTGTACTATTAGAAAATTTTATACCTATCCTACGAGCAGGTTGTCCTAAAGGCAATATAGCCTCTAGGTTATATAAACTACCTTTAGGACATATGGCTTGGTCTACGATAGCATCAGGGTCATCAACCTTTAATGCCAACGCTATAAAATTAACAGACTGTGGTGTATTAGCTATCCCATCCGTTGTCCATTGAAGACTTAAATCATCATCATCATCTATAGCTGTATTAAATCCTGTGAAGATGATTCGCTTAAACATCTTCATACTTACATTATCACCAAATCCAGATTCTGGTAAATACACCTTACCCGTGTATGCTTCATTATTGTCAGCAAAGGTTGATTGGTTTAAATCCCAAACAAATCCTGTAGTGTTAGCACCTGTCCTTAATCTGTAATCACCAGCAGCAACTTTAACTAAAGCTGAAACAGAAGCATTATATCCACAATCAAAATCTTCATTCTCAAAAGGCGCACCCCACGCTTGGTCAACTGGTCTATCTATAAAATAAGGTAAGCACACATCAACTACAGTAGAACCAGACTTAACCATAAACACCAATACTGCCCTTATCTTAGGGTCGTAGTTTATGTGGAACTTACTTATCTGTGTTAAATCTACATTATCTCTAATCCACCTATCTATAAAAGCTGGTTTAGTAATACTTGAGGCTTTGTAATCACCTTTCGCATTTACAGTAACAAGACTATAAATTTCTCCATCATCCATCATTATCAACATATCATTAGGAGTCCGTGTCATAACTCTCCAATGAGCAGAACCAGCATTAAACTGTGCTAAAGTAAAACCCCAGGTAGAAATGTCAGAATTTGAGTCTTGTAGAATATAAGTATTACGAGCAGTAGTGATAAACAAACTATCACCAAACTCATACATACCAGTAATACTGCCTCCCTCTCTCGTAGCAAACACGTTATTAGTGTCTGAAATAAATCCATTAGTTGCACCCCAATCATCTGCATCAAATATTTTACTACCAAAGATTTTATTATTAGTTGTCCAAGACCACATCCTTTGAGATAATCCTCTACCATGTAAAACCAACTGCTGTGGATATAAAGAATCAGTAGCCCAATCAGGTGCAGGAGTGGACACATCTGATGTACTACCAGCAGCACCATCCCATGTCTGTAATACAGATGCACCATCAGTAGTAACAAGCAAGTCATTCATGCTTGACATATCCCAATAGTTTGTGGTAGATAATCCTGTTTTTAAAGTATCTGTAAAATTCTTATAAAGTTTTCCATCAGCACCAGCCATCATAAGAAACTGAGTTCCGGTAGTCAGAATAAAATCATGTAGCTTCATTAACTTAGGTGTACCAGAAATGGCACTAGTGTTTACATGAGAAGTACCACCACGCTTCCTGCGCCCACCATCTTGCAGAGTTGTATTAATAGAGCCATCAATCATAGCTCCTAACTGCAAAGAGTCAAGGTTAGGATTGTAATTAAACCCACCTGCGTTTAAATCAATCTCAATAGTCTTTCCTGAGTATCCCATTATTTACCTTTTCTTCTTTTTATTATAATCAGTCTTTTGTCTTTTTCTCTTTGCTTCTTCTTCAGCTTCATGAGTTGCTGTTTCCTCCAAGAGTTCTTTTATGGACACCATATTCCCTGCTGCGGAGGGATTCCTTCTTGCTCTTGAAAAAAGCCTACCAGTTAATTCGTCTCTATGGATTGTGTAACCTGCCTCTTCTTCACCCTCCATTCCTTCCCTAAAAGTAGGATGTTTTTGCCCTTTTAAAATTTGACCTGTTCTTGGATTTCTTGTACCCTGATGAGGGATTCCTTCCTTCCCAGCAGAAGGATTAGCTGGTTTTCTTGGAGGTGCATTTTTTTGGTCATAACCAGAACCTCTTGGGTCAAACTTTTTAACTTTACCTTTCAGGAGTTCTTCTTTGTTCAATACTGTTCTTTTTTTTGCCATTATCCCTCCACCGAAATATTAAGATTGCTTAAATCCATACCATAAGCCTCACGAACAATCATAGCGTTTAAATCCCCACGATACTTCTGAGCTTCCTGCGTCTGCCTGTTGTCATCTAAATCTTCTAAACATTTATACTTCACACCTTGTATAAAGAGACTCCTCCACCTTCTATATAAAGTTGTCATTAAAGTAGAAGCCAGGTCAATACGAAGCAAGTCAGCATAATATTGATGACGAATACCGTACCCATTTGTATCACTCGCAGAACGGAAAGGTGTAGGAAATAAAATAAATTCTCCATTATCGGAATCTCCGATAGGAAAGAAATGTGTAGGTTCTCCTCTCTCCGGTGAGGTTCTTCCAGAGTCATGTCGCCATACAGGAGTTTGCTGAAGGTCTTTATACTTATCAACAACCATATAAACAGATGTACTGTCAGGGTTAGTTGACCAAGTATCGTTTACGGTTGCAACATTAGTGGAAGCTACAAAGGCAGTTATCTGGTTTATCTGCGCAGAACCAGTACCAGATAAAATCATTATTTCTTTGCCAATTAAATCAGAAGCGGTATTAGCAGCAGCAAGGGTTATAGTAGTAGCCGCACCTGCTTGAGCCGTACCAGTAACGCTTCCGGTCATTAGTGTTATTGACATTTCTGAGGAGAAATCTGTAGGGTAGGAATACTTCTCTACTCCATTAGTAGTAACAGCAAATGAAGTAGCATAGAGGGATTTTAACTTCTTAGATAAAGTCCATATATCATTCTTTATCTCTTCTATCCACTCGTCTTGTGAACGAGTTAAAAGTGAAGATGCAGCGTTACCGTAACCAGCCTTCTTTATACCTTCAGTTGTAATAATCGCAAGTGTCGGAGCTGTTGGAGCAGCCATGTTGTCGTCTCCTGATGTTGTATATTAAGTTACTACATACACTATTTATAAATATAATTCAAGCCTTTTTTCTCTGCTATTTCGTTATCTATTAACTCCTTTATAATAGCATCATACTTTGGCTTACTAAGTTTCTTGTCAGTTAAAGATGCTTTGTTAGATATTAGTTTTGTAAAGGTGGTATGATTTAACCTACCCTCAGACAATAATGCTTTTGCTTGCTGCCCTAAATCTGTTTTTAATGCAACAAATCTTTCAGCATTTGCTGTTTTTACTTCTAAATCTATTTCTGGTTTATTTTCTTTTACATCAAATGGTTTTATAGCTTTCTCTATCTTTTTAACTAATTTAGTATGGTCTTTTATTAGGTCGTATGGTTCTTCATTCCTATACTCATGCCTTTTATCTTTTCCATTGTAGTATCTCTTAGTTCCGTTATCATCTTCTACATAGAAGTTTGCTTCACTACCACTCTTGGTAGTCATACCGACCCAATACCCCATACTTATCTCTCCTCTATTGTTCCGTTTATAATATGAAAACTGGTAGTGAAACATTAGCCTTGTGCTATCGGAGTGTTCCGTGTGTCTCTCATTTTATCTTCTCCGTTTCTACCCTTTCTTGCAAACTGCATCCTCTCTCTTTTATCGGCATCTCTCTTCCTTTTTGCTTTTCTCACCTTGTCGTGGTGTTCATCTGAAGGGTGAGAATTTGGTATAATATTCAGTCCTATTGCTATTCTATCTGGCATCTTGTTCTCCTTTCCGTTGTAGTTTCTGGTTTAGCAATTCAAAAGGTTTATGTAATAACAGCGCCTCCATAACTTCTATGGCTACGTCATCACTCCACATAGTTCTTATAGCAGAAGGGAATCTTAATGCAACATTAAAATCAGACTCAGTAAACTCTTCTGGAGTTGGCATACCTTCTAACTCACCACTATCTCCTTTAGCGCCATCAGTAAAAACACCTACTGAGTGAGGCTTATCTTGCTTGCGCTTCATAATCGCTTCAGCCTGAACAGACATCATTCCCAATGGAGTTATCTCACCTCTATCAACTTTAAAATCCATTCCACTTTCTACTCTACTATCACTTTCTATATGTGCCATCATTTACCCCCCAACATTGTTTCTTCCCATCCTTCTCTACTATAGGGTAGTCTTTACATATCTGTGGTCTGTTCTCATATATTTCGCACATCTTATTCCTACAGAACTTACAAACTGTTCCTGTTTGAAATTTGCCTTTATACTCATCATTTACTTTACTTATCTCTATACCAAAGTAACTATAGAACCTTGCTGCTTCTGCTTCCAAGTTTACAGTAACATTAGCGCCAATACAACATTGACCACACTTAATACATTTCCATTCAGTAGTCATCTTTAACTACAATCCTATTGCCATCACGCTCCACTCCAAAAGGAGTATTCGTGTCATCTTTTAACCATACCTCTGCGTCACCTACACCCATTTTTCCATTCCTTATATTGTCGTTCTATTTCGTTCTTAACAACTTCATATTTAAGTTGTGTCATACATAAAGGTGTCTTTAATTTCTCATGTAAAGGGCAAGACTCCAAAGTATAGTGCAACTGATGACAAGGATAACAGGGTACTTCATCCTGAGATGCGTGTAAGTTGGTACAGTTCTTCCAGTATTTCGTGAGATTCTCCTCAGACGAATGAGACAAGAGGACAATCTTTGGCGTGTCATAGCACCCTGCCGCATTTAATATCCCTGTCTCTGAGCCAACTACTAAATCAACATATTTTGTCATCAACATAGCCTGACGAATTGACCATTTATCTGACCTGCATTTTACCTGTGGATGCTCCCATTCTAACATAACACTAACAGCATCACCAACTAAAATAAATACTATATCATCATAAAGTTTGCATAACCAATCACAAACTATTTGTGTATAGGGATAGTTTTTGTGGAACGAGCTTCCTGCAAGTGACCACATGACCGTAAATCTTTTTCTATATTTCTTAATGTATGTCTTAGCAAGTTGATGCTCAAGTCGTGTAAAAAAAAGTTCTCCCACCTTGCCTGTTGTATCATATCCTGCTTTTTTGAATTGCTCGTCATAATAGTTCCTATTGCATTTCTCATGTCTTACTTCATGCTCCCAACGAAAAGCAGGTTTTCCTTCAACTTTAAGCAAACCACCTTCAACTGAACCAGACAGATTAATAACTTTATCGTAACCTTCAGACAGATTCTTCCAGTAACTCCCAAGTTGTTCATTAGGTATCTGATTCTCCTTTTGCATTATGTATTGGTCTATGTGAGGATTGTGGTTCAATACAGCTTTTGCTCTCGGAGTCATGTTCATTGTCACATGGTAGCCCAATTTCTTTAAGTGACTCAATAAAGGTGTAAGCATAATCGTATCGCATAATTCAACCGAACGCTCCATAGCGAATTACTAATGCTTTTTTCACAGGAACGTTCAGCCCACACCACCACCTTCCGTTTTTTCTCCAGATGCGTGCTTTGAATATACTTTTCTAATGTGATTTATAAATTCACAATACGGCAGTTCTCTCTTCATCCAGTTGCATAACGGGCAACAAGAAACAATATTGTCTTTTATGTAGCCTATTTTACTGTTGACCCTGTCCAGTCCTATCGTTAAGATTTTATCTCCGCAATAATAACATGGTTTCTGCCAATATTCTTTCATGTCCTCTATTGTAAGTTCAAATTTTATTTCTCTTTTTTTAGCGTTTCTCCTGTATGTGTCTAACTTGTAAATACTTGTTCCGCCTTTATAGTTTGGGTTATTTTGACCGCCCATCCAATGTTGCCCATGCTGATGATTTTTCTCTCCCATCATAAACTTCTTCTTGGCTATGGCATAACATTTCCTCGAACAAAAAGCCACGCCGTTATTTCTCTTTAATTGAGAAGGCTTCCTGTTTACAAGCAATCTACATTCCTGACATTTAACTTTCAAGTGACCTCTTTTTCATTAAATTCTCCATCCCGTACTGTCTTACTCTTATCTGGTTTACGAGCAATACCACCTATTATCGGAATACCCATTCGTTTAGATATTATCATAAGTGTCTTATCAAAACGGTGCGATAAATCATCATACCTTACATAGATTATATCAGCGCCACCCATCTTCTCTTTCCAGCTTGCTTTATGTCCTTGCCATCTTGCTAACATGGAAGGATACTGCCTGAACTGATAACGCATACAACCACCATAAGGTTGTGCTACTTTAAGCTCATCAACAGTTTCACATCTGGCAGCTTCTTCCCAGGTTAGACTATTCCAATGCTTCAGACAACTTTTAAATACACCTTCTTCTTCTCTGTAGATGTAAAACACATGAGCGTGTTTTGTAATTTTATTTATAATTGGTCTGAAGAATGTTCCTTCATAATGTGATTTTATTATATGTCTTGGTTCTTTTATCTGTTGTAGCACCGCTAACATATTATTAGGTACGTGCGGCAGTACAGGCATATCCATATTGTAATAAGGAAAGCTACAATATCCAAAGTTGAGAGCAATCGTATTCATTAAGAAATGAGTACCACTACGCTCATGTGAATTTACAATTACAAGTTTCATTAAGCCTTAAAGAAAGGGCTGGACTGCATCCCATTCAAGATGTCGTACAGCCAGCCCCACAAATTTAGAACCAACCGATAGTTATATTAACGTGTCCTTTACCAGCAGGAGTACCACCAGTAGGGGTAATAAAAGCAACCTCTATCTGAGTATCCGCAGGAACAGCAGCAGCTATAATAGCGTCTGTGTCGTCAAGGATATTATAATAATCTGTATCAGCAGCAGCAGCCATATTAAGCTCTGCATAAGCATCAGCGTCTCCTGTTGTACCCATTCGTACATATGCAGGGGTCGTAACCTGATTAAAAGTTTCGGTTACAGACACGCCAATGTCTAGGATTTTACCCTTCTTGCCTCCATATCCTTTGATAGCAACAGCATCACTGCCAGCACCAAAATCTATTTCGCCCCAAGAGTAAGTAATAACAACCATATCATCATAAGCCATGATATGTCACCTCCTTATGTTATAAGTTAATTTAAAAAAACACTACGCATTAGAATCCCACTTAATGATTCTTGAATCAGCCTCAGTGTTCCATTCCAACGCCCATCCACCTAAGAAATACCATGCGATACCTTTAGACCTTCCGTAATCAGTAACAACCTTCATACGAATTTCCTCTGGTACAACAACGGCTTCTCTTACGACACCTTTTCCAAACATATAGGCATCAAGTGAGTTGCCTGTAGTCCATGATTTAGCTGTAGCAGTTCTTGCATCAGCATCAATCGTAAACCGTGAAGCGTAGAAATCCTTAACGAACCTTACACCATGAAGTCTCCCAACCTCACCGTTGTAAATCTTATCAACACCAGTTTCGGTGTACTGATTTACGCCTTCCATAGCTCCTTCAAGAGATTCAAGTGCTTCAAGGGAAGCAATACATACATAAGAGTCACCTTCGTATGCTGGAACATTTCTCTTCTCCAACTCAAGTCTCATCTTTCTTACATGGCGAGAATTTAAGATTGAAGTGTTAGTAACAGTAGCAGTACCGTTAGTAGTAAGAGTGTGGGCGGTAGTGGAAGTTCCGACAAAGCGTAACTTCGTTTCATTATACCTTCTCTCAACTTTACCGTCTAATACTTTTGCAGCATCATCAAGCATTCCACCTCTAACAATTTCTTGTACATCAAATTCAGACAATGCTTCTGCTTTAAAGGTAAATGGAATAGAGTTACCTACTTCAGCTACCGTAAGCGTACCCCATGTTAAAGCCTGAGTCGTTTCGTGCATGGTGTTGGTTTCGGTTAAGTTTCCACCCATAGTACCAACATTAGCAACTTTCAGCCAGTTGACTGACTGACCTCTGGACTTTCCAAATGCTTCCTTAACATCTACGAACTGTCTAAACTTGAAAAGAGGTTGGGCTGAACGCTGAAAAAACTGATTCAACTTATTGTTAGTCAATACACCGGAGTGATTGACCCAATTCATTTCGTTAGCCATTTGTCTTTTCTCCTAAATTAAATTTAGAAGATTAGACCGCAGCACCTCTCTTTTGACGCATTTCCATATAACGCTTATTCATTTCATCAGGACTTAAATCGTTTACGTTTTCTTTCTTTGACTGAACAGGTCTACCTCCAGAATTACCGGACAGAGCAGCTTTCTTCTTGCGCTCTATTCTCTCATCCATAAGTTCTTCTGTCTTTTTCTGGTTAATAATTGCTTTAATAGAAGGATATATTTCTTCCTTATAAATTTTCTTCCAGCCTTCAGGTGTGTCAACATCAAGTAGTTTCCTACCTTCTATGTATTCCTGTGGGTCTGGTTCTTGCATTATAAGTCCGTGAATGTGCTGTCTTATCATTGGTGTGCATTCCTCAAATCCATCAAATCCCTCTGTTTTAAGTTCTTCGTGGACTTTATTCACCTTAGTTAGAAAAGCCGTTTGCGCTTTTTCCGCTTCAGATTGCGTGTCTTTTGCTTTGATAGAATCTACCTCTGCTGTCAACGCCTCATTCTGCTTTTTCAGTTTGATAAGTTCAGCGTCATAATCCTCAATATACTCTTCATCTCCTGCCTCTTCGGGGTCAATTTGACGCTCTTTGTTGAGCATATCCTTGACCTGATTTTTCAACTCAACGACTTCAGCCTGAAGTTCTTTACGTTTCTGTCGTTCTTCGTGTAGTGCGCCAAGAGGTACGGTCTTATCTTCGGTTTTAGTATCCTCTTTAACTTCTTTCTTGTCTTGTTTTGCTTCTGGTTCTCCAGGTGTCTCTTCCGGTTGCTTTTCCTCTACAGGCTCTTCTACTTCTTGACTTTTAGCATACTCAGCATACATCTTCTCTCTTACAGAAGGTTCACCAGCATCTCCACTTTCGTCAGGAGTCTCCGTTTGTACTGCTTCTTGTTCCTGTGCTACTTCCTCTGTTTCGGTTGAGGTCTCCGCTTTTGCTTCTTTTTTCTTAGGCATAAAGCCTCCTTTAGTAGTTTTACAAGACTCTCGCTTGTTATATCTGAATACGGTTCAGATGACCGATTAAAAGTGATTTTTACCTACTTGCATAATTATGTCAAGTCTTATCTTTTAAATTTAAGACACCATGCTCTCTTCTAAACTCTAATTCTTCTCTTGCAAGAGCAGCTTGACTGTTCAACCACTCTGGCATGGCTACAAATTCATACTTACAAATTTTTATAATTGCCTTTAACTCAGCTTGCTCTTCCACAGTAAGGTCAGGCTTCATTACAAGACGTTTCAATGCTTGGTCTGCTACCATATTAAAATAAAACTTTAAAGTATCAAACTCTGGCATATTGGCAAGTTTAGTTATATCTTCAAACTTACCAAGTTTTTCTATAAATACATCTTGTTCTATGTCGTTAATGTCAACCATAAATTACTGCGGTAATCCTATTTGTTGTCCACCGGACACACCCACATTAGGTTGTCCTGCTCCTGCTAACGCAGGGTTTTGTCCACCTTGAGGCTGTGGAGGTGGAGCTACTTCAAAGAAGAAATCCTGAACATTCTTATGACCAAGTTTAGGTAATATTTCCTCAAAGAACTTTGTAGTATCTATCAACCTTACTTGCTGTGCAGTAACCGCACCTGATTGTAATAATCCTATCATAGCTTGATTAGACATATTAGCTCTATCCATGGCAAGCATATTCTGCTGTACTTCAAACTGACGACCTACAGCACCAAGACCTACGTTAATCTCTAAATCTACTTCATCACCTAAATCAAATATATGAACACCAGTAGGATTTAAGTCTCTGAAGTTTTCATTAGCAACACGCAATATTGCAGCATCCGTTTCAAAACGCTGTATTAAACCAGCAAGCACAGAAAAGAAATCCACAAAGAACGTCTCTTTTACTATTGCAGCAAAAAGGTCTATTTTAGCATTTGACTCTGACAGATTAATCTGAGCAACTGTTGCCTTAGTCTCTGCTCCTAACCCTTGCTTCTGTGGTGTAACACCGGACATCTCCTGCATCATATTATCATCTACAGCAGCTTCAGTATAAGATGTCTGTGTTACATTATTAAAAGGTCTATCAATCACACCATTAACATCATCAGCTAAAGTAACACCTCCTGCTCTTGACCGTGTTAGAGACATCAAGTCAACATTAGCAAAGCGTGACACAATCGTTCTACCATTCAAGGCAAGAGAAACATTATCTTTTCTCTGATTAAGATGTGCATTGATAGACTCTTGGACTCCTTCTAATGGTTGAGGGAATCCCTCACCGATAGCCTTATGAGCTTCGGTAAGGCATTGACCATATACAATAGGGTATCGTCTACCATACACAGATTCCTCCGGCTCTTTTAGGACTGTATCTCCTGAGTGAGCGCCAAAGAATATCTTTCCTTTTTCTTTATAGAATGTTTCAAACCACACAAATTTCTCTTCTGCTTTAATAACTTCATTTTTACCTGTCTCATTATATTTTCCACCAGAAGAATATTCATTTGGTTTAGGGTCTTGTAATGGGTCTCTCTCATTTACATGGCGTGTCTGTCTTACAATTTGAGTTTCAGGAGTAGTCGGTTCTAATTTATCTATCAGAGAATCTTCATAACCTAACTCCAACAACTCTTCTCTTGTACTCCAGTTCTCAAATATAAAATATCTCTTTCTTTGTGTTATAGCATGGGTCATATCGTGATAAACTTGTTCAGGTGGATATAGTACAAACTCCGGCTTATCATCATACTCATTTAGTACCCACCTAAATTTACCAACACAAATACCGATATTAATAATATCCTGAAACGCCCACACAAACTGAGTAAATAAACCATCACCTCTCATCATCATGTCATAGCGCCACTTGGTGACAAACTGCAAAATTTTAGAACGCAGCGTATCCGATTTCCCATCCCTGCCTGTAATCTTAAAATTATCAGGGTCTCGTAAGAATATCTGATAAAAAGATGCAAGGATACGCCACGATATAGCCCATATCTTCCTGTAGAATACCTTTGACCTGCCTCTAACCTTAGACTTCTCTACTTCTCCAGCATCAAATACACCTTTAGTATTTCTAATATTCTTAGTCCATTGGTCATCATACTGCCTTCTTAATTCCTGCGCTTCGTGCTTCCACCGTTCTACTGTACCTATGAAGTCGTCTTTCGGCATTGTGAACCTCCTTAATATCCTACAGTTTCATTAACCTCTTCCGGTTCTGGTATTATTTGATTTAAAGGCATCCAGTTCATTATTCTCTGATGTGCATAACGCAACGCAGCATGAGCGTCATGTTTGCCTTCTTTAATATCGTCTTTTACTTTAATGTCTTCATTTGCAAACGTATCTCGTTCTAATGTTTTCATGGAGTGTATAAGTTCTTTGTTTTCTGGTATATCAAATATAACTAACTTTGGCAAGTTAATTTTATCATCAACTCTTAGGTTTTGTCTAATCAAATCTACTCCTGCTATTTTAGACCCAGTAAACTTTTCACTTTTGAACAAAGCAGGGATGGCATTAGCTCCCCTACCCAAAAGCACAAAAGCATTATAATCACCAATGATGCGTATAGTGCTATCAGCAGACTTGTCACAATTTGTCCACCCAAGCCTGTAATTCCTGTCAGCTGCTCGTTTCGCCAGGTTCTCTTTGATGATTTCTGTGTCGTCTCCGTGTTTAGATTTATATGTTCCGACAACATACTTAAAACCCTCCCTATCTACTGCCACCTCCACAGCAACGGTTGGTTTAGTCATGTGTGGGTCAAGCCCACGATAAACAACAAACTCTTCCATGTTCAAGTCAAAAGGTTTTACTACATGAACCTTCTCGCTAAACAAGTTAGAATAAACAAGACCAGAAAGAGAAACGAAATCACCAAGTAACCGCATCTTCTTTTTATTATAATCAGTCTCCTGAGTTGCTATTTCCTCCAACATCTTTATGTTAGCCTTCTTATTTGTAATAGAAGCCAACTTTATTAACTTAACATTATCATTATCTTCATTATTAAAGAACAGTTCCGAACTCCAAGACAAACCATGAGTCGGAGTAAAACCAAACAACTCTATAATTCTATCAGAAGTAATAAACCTCATCAAGTTCTCTTTTCGTATTTTCTCTTTAGGTTCTTCATCATAAGCTACCCAATGCAACTGCACCCCCTGAAAAGAATCCACATCTTGTTCATTAGTCATAAACTCTACTTCAGCTAATACAAAGTTATTATTCCGGTAGAGTGTCAATGTCTTACGCTCTGAGTTCCAACTATCCTTCCAGTTACCATTCCTTAAACAGTTCTTCGGAGCAAACTTCTTCCACTCCCTTAAAACAGCATTGAGCAACTGCCTGTTATCAACACCCACCACACGACCTTTAACCGGAAACTTAGTAGGGAGTAATTCTTTTGGAAAGATGTCTTTTAAAAACTCAGGTACTTCTCCAGTAGAAAGGATATACCCAATTATACAAATAATAAGAGTCTTACCTGCCTGGTTAGCACCTAAGATAGCA